AAGCGACGAAATATTTAGCACCGAGTTTAAAGGTTTTAAATTCAATGTAGGTGATAATGATGTAGTTTATACTCCAGGCAGTGCTTCTGAACTTAAAAAAGCTCATGAGACTCCACTAAATTTTGTAAATAAATTTTTGGATTCTAATGGGTATTTAAAAGACGCAGAAGGATATCACCGCTCTTTAGCAATTGCAATGAATCCTGAGAAGTTTGCTCAATTCTTTTATGAACAAGGCAAATCGCAGGCAACAGATGATGTAATACGTAAAACGAAAAACATAAACATGAGTGAGCGTACTGCACCAGAGGTTACTACAAAATCAGGACTTCAAGTAAAATCAGTTTCACAACCTTCGAGTCGTGGACTAAAAATTAAGAGTATTAAAAGAAGTTAATAATTTAAATAAATAAATAATAATATTATGGCAGGACAAGTATTAGCAACCCCAGGGTTTGCTTTGACACCGAGTTCAGAAAGAACTCCAACACCGGAAAACTATTTAACTAATGCAGATTTCAATTGGTTGAATCAGTACTTACCAGATACTTACGAAAAAGAATTCGAAAGATATGGTAATAGAACAATCTCCTCATTCCTTAGAATGGTAGGAGCAGAAATGCCTACAAACTCAGACCTTATTAAATGGGCAGAGCAAGGTAGGTTACACACGAAATATACACAAGTAGGTTGTGCCGCTGCGACAGGTGGTAATGACCAAGTTGTATTTCAAGTAAATGATGCGCTAGACCCAGCAGCAGCTCAACAAGTAATCAGAGTAGGACAAACTATTGTAATTGTTCAAAACGATGGTTCGGGAGTTAACAAAGCGGTTGTAAGTGCAGTTAATAATGCCGGTGGTGGTAGAGGACAGTTCACAGCTGACTTTTACGAAGCAGGTGGTTTAGTAACTACAGGTACTGGAGTCGGTAACGCAGACGTTACAGTATTCATTTACGGTTCAGAATTTAGAAAAGGAACAGCAGGAATGGTTGGTTCATTAGAAGCTAATGACTTCATCTTCGACAACAAGCCTATTATCATTAAAGATACTTACACAGTATCTGGTTCTGATATGGCTCAAATTGGTTGGGTTGAAATCACTACTGAAGATGGCGCAACTGGTTACCTATGGTACTTAAAGTCTGAGCACGAAACAAGATTAAGATTCGATGACTATTTAGAAACAGCAATGATTGAAGCTGTACCTGCAGAGCAAAACTCTGGAGCTGCTGCTATCTTAGGTAGTGCCGGTGGTGCTGCTGACCCAGGAGCTGGTTCAGATGGTATATTCTACGTAGTAGGATTAAGAGGAAATGTTTGGGATGGTGGAAACCCAGTAGCCCTAGCAGACTTCGATTCTATAATCAGTAGATTAGATAAGCAAGGTTCGATTGAGGAAAACGTTATTTTCCTTAACAGACAATTTGGATTTGACATTGACGATATGTTAGCAGCACAAAACTCTTACGGAGCAGGTGGTACTTCTTATGGTCTATTTGACAATGACGAAGAAATGGCTTTAAACTTAGGATTCACAGGATTCAGAAGAGGTTACGACTTCTATAAGACTGACTGGAAATACCTAAATGACCCTACAATGAGAGGTGGATTACCATCAGGAGCAACATCAGGGAAGATCAATGGTCTTCTAGTTCCAGCTGGTTCAACAAGTGTTTATGACCAAATTCTTGGTAAAAACGCTAAGAGACCTTTCTTACATGTTAGATATAGAGCTTCAGAAACTGAAGACAGAAGATATAAGACTTGGATTACTGGTTCTGCTGGTGGTGCTGCAACGTCAGATATCGATAACATGCAAGTAAACTTCTTGTCTGAGAGAGCTGTATGTACTTTAGGTGCAAACAACTTCTTCTTATTTCAAGACTAGTAATTAAATATTAGGGGCGTAGCAATGCGCCCCTTTTTTAAATAATCAAATTAAATTAAATCAAATGAAAAAAGAAAATACTACCCCAGAAGTAGTTGAGAAAGCTGAAACTAAAACAGTTGCTCAACCAAAACCAAAAAAACAATCACCTAAATTTGTTGACAAATCTTATAAGCTTACAAGAGAGGTTGCACCTTTATCTTTAATCTTAGCATCAAGGCATACTAATAGGTTTCCCTTATTGCATTTTGATGAAGAGACAGGAATTAACAGACCTTTAAGATATGCAAGAAATCAGAACAGTCCATTTCAAGACGAACAAGATGACAATGCTATTTTAGAGCCTGTAATATTTGAAGATGGATTTTTGTTTGTTCCAAAAAACAATCAAATACTACAAAAGTTTTTACATTATCATCCTGGTAATGGAAGAATATTTGTTGAAGTTAACAAAGCAAAAGAAGCTGCTGACCTTGTAGAAGATTTAAACTTAGAAGTTGATGCTCTTATAGAGGCTAGACAGTTAGATGTTGCGCAAGTGGAGAATGTTGCTAGAGTTTTATTTCAACAAGACGTTACTAAGGTAACAACTGCTGAGCTTAGACGTGATATTTTAATATTTGCTAAACAAAACCCAGGTGGTTTTATGCAGCTATTGAGCGACCCTATGCTAAAACTTAATGCAACGGTACAAGAGTTTTTAGATAAAAACTTAATACAGTTAAGAAATAGCAAAAAAGAAGTGTGGTTTAATACACCATCTAATAAAAAGAAAATGTGTAATATACCATTTGGTGAAGATCCAATGTATATTATGACATCTTTTTTTCAAAGTGATGATGGACTAGAAGTATTTAAACACTTAAAAGCATTAGCTAAAAATTCGTAACTTTACGACTTGTTTAACCCATTAAAAACTTTTTATAAAATGGAAAAATTTATCAAAATTACAAACGCTCCTATTACTAATGCACTAATTAGTGTTAACGGAATAAAGTCAATAGGTACTGCAACAGCAACTGCAACAACTGTGGTAATTAAGTATGCAGACGGAACAGCAACTACAGTAACAACTGCAGCACAAGTTGGTCATGATGTTTATACAGCTATCCTAAATGCTACTGAAGGCGCTTTAGTTACAAGCTGGACAAACCCAATGTTTTCTTTAGCTTTACCTAAAGCTGTAACAAGTATTGTAAATGCTTAACTAGTTTAAGTATTGTACTAAATTAAGAAGAAGCACCCAAATAAGGGTGCTTTTTTATTTTGTGTATCTTTGTAAAAAGATTTTCAAATGATAAATTCTGTAAGAAATACTGTGCTTGCTATTATCAACAAAAATAACTATGGGTATATATCTCCTAGTGATTTTAATTTGTTTGCTAAACAAGCACAATTAGATTTGTTTGACGAATATTTTATAAATTATAATCAGCAAATTAACGAGGAAAATGCAAGGGTTTCGGGAACGGGATATGCTGATATAAAACTTGGTTACGAAGAAGTGATTGATACTTTTTCTGTTACAAAAACTTTAGTACAAAACTCTAATAACATATATTATCTTCCTAGTCAAACGACTACTGGTGATGACTATTATTTATTAAATAAAGTTCTGTGTTATGAGGGGGGTGTTCTAAAGGGTCAAGCTGAAAAAGTTAGTATTAATAAAATAGATTTGTTAAATAAATCTCTTTTAACCGCTCCCTCATCTCAATATCCAGCATATACCCAAAAGGGAGATTCTATAACTATTTTTCCTGCTACATTCAATGGAGCTTTAGATATACAAGGAACTTACGTTCGATATCCATTAGACCCAAAATGGACTTATGTTACTTTATTAAACGGTGAACCACTGTTTGATCAAACGCAAAGTGATTACCAAGATTTTGAATTACCGATTGATGACTCTAATAATTTAGTAGCAAGAATATTACAATATGCAGGTATATCAATAAGGGAGGCTGATGTATTTCAGTTTGGACAAATAGAAGAGCAACAGCAAAATCAAACTAATACATAATTATGGCATATATTAATCAACGAAAATATTATACTAATGATGGGATTGCACCCACAGATAGTAATTGGGGGTCTTATCAATACGTAAGTTTGGATAACATAATGACTAATTTTGAATTAATGTATGATGGAAATCATTCGTTAGTTAATAATGAAAATAGATATAAGATATTATTTCACGCAAAGAGAGCCATTCAAGAATTAAACTACGATGCTTTTAAAGAAATAAAAGCATTAGAGTTAACAGTATATGATGACTTGCGTTTTGTTTTACCATCGGATTATGTAAACTGGGTAAAGCTTTACTTGTTTCAAGGTAACACCTTAAGAGAATTAACTGAAAATATTCAAGTACAATCTTCCATTCAATACCTACAAAACTCTACTGCTGTTTTTGGGTATGATGGAAATAATAATGTATCAACTATAGAGTCAAATTTAGATACTGCAAGAAAAGATGGGTCTTTAAATAGTATTTATTTAAATCAAAATAATGAAGCGGATGAGAACGGTAACTGTATTGATTGTGATGGCGACATATACAATTCTCGTATTGGAGCTAGATATGGTTTAAATACAGAAACAGCCAACATTAATCCTACTTTTACTATTGATAAAAAAGCTGGTGTTATTAATTTTGATTCAACTATGGCCAATAGACAATGTGTGTTACAATACATATCTGATGGAATGGAAAATGGTGATGACTCACAAATAAGTGTAAATAAATTATTTGAAGATTATATTTATGCTTATATACAATATGCTATATTAAATAGTAAATTTGGAGTGCAAGAGTATATTATTAATAGAGCAAGAAAAAACAAACAAGCTTTATTAAGAAATGCTAAAATCAGATTAAGTAACATTCACCCAAGTAGATTGCTTATGAATCTTAGAGGTGAAGATAAGTGGATAAAATAAAATGGCAAACATTCAAAGAAATTTTGTAGCTGGGCGTATGAATAAGAGCCTTGACGAAAGGCTTATACCAAACGGAGAGTATATAGATGCTTTGAATGTTAGACTTGGTTCTACTGAAGAATCAGAAATAGGGGCCGTTGAAAATGCTAAGGGTAATACTCAAGTAACATCACTACAATATATAGACGGTACTGCACTAAGCAACTCCGCTAGATGTATAGGGGCTTTTGAAGATGGTGCAAATGAAACCATTTATTGGTTTGTTCACGATCCTGCATTTACTGTGGGAGCAACTGGAAAATTAGATTTAATTGTTTCTTATAACGTAATAACAGGGGGATTAACATACCATGTGGTTAGTATTAATGATGGAAATGGTGCTAATACTACTTTAAATTTTAATCCTAACTTCTTAATAAATAGTGTAAATAAAATTGATAATTTAATTTTTTTTACTGATAATTTAAATGCTCCAAGAGTAATTAATATTGATTCTAATTACGAAAATCCATTCAATAATATAGATCAATTTACCAATGAACAAGTTTTAGTAATAAAAAAACCACCACTTGCTGCTCCGACACTAAACTTATTAAGCACTACTTTAGAAGATTCTTTTTTAGAGGATAATTTTATCTGTTTTGCATATAGATATAAATATTCAAACGCAGAATATTCAGCTATTTCGCAATTTAGTGAACCTGCTTTTGACCCAAAAATTTTCTCTTTTTCTTCTAATAGTTTTTTAAATGAAGGTATGGTTAACTCCAAGACTGGAGTACAACTTACATACAACACTGGAAGTTCATTAGTAGTTGGAATAGATTTATTATTTAAAGAAGCAAACGATCCTACTAT